TTACGGGGCAATGCCAACCGCTGCCGCCATTTTGTCGCCACTTGGCATTGTAGCTATCGGGTTAAAGCGCAGAGCCGTTTCAAGGTGGTCAGGGGCCAGGTGAGCATAGCGCATGGTCATTTTGATGTCGTGATGGCCGAGGATTTTTTGCAAGGCAAGAATGTTTCCGCCCGACATCATAAAGTGAGCTGCAAACGTGTGACGCAGAACGTGAGTTAGCTGCCCGCGAGGGAGCACAATCGAGGTTTTGTCCATCACTGACAAGAACTGGAAGTAGCAATCTGTAAAAAACTTGAAGCCGTCCAAAGCAATGATTTCCTCGTACAGCTCTTTGCTGATCGGAATGCTGCGGTTCTTTTTGCCTTTGGTTCTTACAAATGTGATTCGGTACTTAGTGACCTGGGAGCGAGTGAGATTCACAGCTTCGCGCCAGCGTGCTCCGGTACTCAGGCAGATTTTAACGACCAGTGCGAGGAGGGCGCTTTGGCGTTGGCAGTCGTACAGAAGCTCGGTGATTTGTTCATGCGTCAGCCAGGCCATTTCCTTTTCGGCAATAGTGAACTTGCGCATGCTTTCCAGCGGGTTTGGTGCTGTCCATTCTCCAAGGCGGGTCAGCTCGCTAAACACGCTACTCAGATAGCTTTGCTCCAGATTGATAGTTACCGGGCTGGCACCTTTCTTCCACTTCTCGCTAAAGTAGATTTCACCGGTCAGGCGCTTGTCACGGTAATGCGCGAATAATTTCGAGCTGAGATCAGTCGCGAGAGGGTTTCCGAGCGCATCGACCATCAGGACCAGCTTGTCGTAAACATGCTCGCCAGCGGTGAGGGACTTGCCGTGCAGCTTGAACCAGAGTTCGACGACGTCTTTCAGAGTTCGGCGATCTACCGATTCTCCCAGCCAGGGCTTAGCCTCTGTCTCATCCATCGTGTGACGTTCAAAAGCCAGTGCTTCGCCTTTGGTGGCGAACTGCTTGCGTACACGACGCCCACTGCGTCCGGCGGGGTAGCATTCGCAAATCCATTTTCCTGTATCGAGTTTTCGTACTGCCATAAAAAGCCCTCATATCTGAGGGCTTAATTTAACTGTGTATTTGAACAGTAATCAATGTTTTCTCAGGTATAAATCATACAACTGGTGTTATCCACGCCACCAAGTCCTCAACACTATCATAATCAGTGCAGATGTCTGACAGAGGTTGTGCCTCAGCGTTAGATTTGAATTCGGCCCAAGCCGATTCACTTTTTTCTGTCAGGCCCAGATGATTTTCAATTGCTCCTTTTTGCCAAATCCATATATTTGATTCTAGTAATTTATTAGCCAAAGATAATATTAGTGGTGCCGCATTAGCTTTTTGTGACATAAGTTCATATGCTTGCGCTGCAGTAACTACACCATTCTTTGTTGGTAATCCAGAAGCATCTAATGCACATTGCCCATCATTCTGCATATCAACTAAAATAGCCTTAAGCCCGATAATATCGGGGTCGTTACTTTGTAGGAAATTATTTCTTATTGCACCCCTGAGTGCAAAATCAAGATCAACGATTGCCTTTGTCGGTATGTCCATACTGGCAAGTATTTGCATGGTTTTTGAAATGCTATCAACTGAACCAGTTTCTATTAGAGCCACTTGCATTTGACCTGTTGTTTTATTATTTATTTTTTTGAATATAAATGGCAATAGGGTTGTTTCAGTTTTCCCTTCTGTTAGAACAACGTTATTAGCAAATAATATTTTTGAAGATTGAGTTAGTGAAAATAAATGTGTGGCTTGCGCAGGACGTTGTACTATTACTTGATTTACTGCTTCAGATATTGTCAACCTACAATGTGTTCCTTGTTGGTTGTTTTTTCGTATTAAAATAGTATCCTTAGCCAAATCTGAAGTAATCATTTGTGAGGAGTGAGTTGAAAAAATGATTTGATAGCCATGTTGGGATAAGGTATTTAATGATTCTCTTATTTGTTCTATTGCAAAAGGATGGAGATATAATTCTGGCTCATCAATTAATAGTAAGGTTGTTGTTCCGATGTTCTCATTTGTAGTAATGTCAGCTAAATGGCGAATAAGCGCCATCTGGATAGAGCGCTGAGTTCCATGACCGTAACATGAGCAGTCTCTTGCTATATCTGGCAGAGAGTCTTCGTAAACTTTTACTGTTCCAGCTTTAAAAATATCTTCAAAATTCGGAAGTTCAAAATGTAGTTTAAGATTGATGCCAGGAAAAAAATCTGCAACTTTATCACTAATTGAGTTATCGATATCAACAAGGTCTGATAGTCTTTTATTTCCTGAGGCCGTCATTCTCCTGTTTACTGCTTCTATGTGCTTCAATATTCTATTTGAGTGTTGCTCCTGAATTTTAGCGCTCAACTCTGATAATAATTTACCTATTGTTGATCCTGCTTTTGATTTAGACGAATCCTCTGCTGCGTTTTCCATCGCTCCGATGCGTATAGGATCTGGAAATAAGGCCTTTATCGCATTATCGATCCCTGATGGCGATGGTCGGAATAGGCCACTATCTGGATTTTTTATTAGTAGCTTCACATCTTTTGCTGCTAATGCACCAACAGACTGGGTACGTTTGAATGTTAATGTGCCTGCTGTAATAAATGGATTAATACGATTTCTGTTTTCTTCTGTTAAAGCTGACAGTATCTCGTCGGTAATACCTTCAACTTTACCCTCAACTTCTATCTCGTTATCATTATTAAAGTAATCGCTTGGTGATAATACCTTTTTCTTAAATAACCACTCAATAGCGTTCAGAACAGTGGATTTTCCCGCATTATTGTATCCAATTAAAGGTGTGAACAAGGAAAAATTTAAATTAATTTCTTTACAAGATCTAAAGTTTTTAATTGATATATTTGAAAGTCTATGGCTCATTACTATGTCCCTTATAAGTAATCATTTTATTTTCAAAACAACACTTGCCGTTACTTCTATATCGTCCAGCATACAGTCAAATTCTTTGCTGCCCCCAGAAACGAGAATTTTATTTTTAGGCAGGCGTGTTATTTCTCGAATGGAGACTTCATTGTCAATGTTAACTAGCCATATACCATCACGAACGTTAGTAAAATCCTTACTGCAAACGTAATTATCTTGCCCGTGACGAACAAAAAACAACCGACTAACTTTTGTAGGCAAAAGAGAGTTATCGAATGTTACAGCACCGTTTTCAGATAGCACTCCCTCTACTAGGTCAAATCTAGGTAGACTAGTTGTGTTCTCTTTTTGTGAACTTGTCGGCCTGCCAGTTCCAGTAACAAGCCACGCTAAGTCAGATTCAGTTTCTAATGCACATTGAATTACCCACTCTGCAGGAAAAGAGTCACGCATGTATCTAGTTGCTAAAGTGCTTTTTGATATACCTAAATGATCACATAAAGCCTGTCTTGTCTTGAAACCATAGGCTTCAACCATGCGCTCTATAGCCCCACGACCGCCTTTTTCCAAATTCATGGTAACTCCAAGTGAACTTTTACCTTGACGATTTCATGATGTGATCGTATGTTTATCGTGTTCACAAAATACAAACGATCAGTATTCATCCTGATTAATCATTGCTAAACGAGGAATGTTGCATCATGAGACCTAACATTTCAATCACTCTCATCACCCCCCACGTCACTATCGAAAGATATAGTGAACTCACTGGGTTATCTATCGACACCATCAACGACATGCTTGCAGATGGTCGATTGCTTCGTCATCGCCTACGCAAGGACAAAAAGCGTGAAAAAGTGATGATTAACATCGCTGCGATGACGGTCGATGCCCTGTCTGATTGCAACGTGACTATCAACTAGTTCCATTTTGAGACTTCACGGAGCAACTGACTATGTTTGACTATCGCATATCAAAACATCCTTATTTCAATGAAGCTTGCCGGGCTTTCGCTATACGCCACAACATGGCGAAGTTGGCAGAGCGAGCAGGTATGAACGTTCAAACCCTGCGTAATAAGCTTAACCCTGAGCAACCACATCAGCTCACAGCACCTGATATTTGGCTGCTGACCGATCTCACCGAAGACTCAACGCTGGTTGACGGGTTCCTGGCTCAGATTCACTGCCTGCCATGCGTACCAACCAATGAAGTTGCACGGGAGAAAATGCCTCAGTACGTTCTGAAAGCTACCGCTGAGATCGGCCGTGTCGCTGCAAGTGCGGTTTCTGGTGCTCAGCTAAATGCAACCACCCGTCGCCAGGTTGTTGAAAGCGTCAACGCTGTTACCCGTCTAATGGCACTTACAGCTATTTCACTGCAGGCGCGTTTGCAGGCCAATCCGGCAATGGCCAGTGTCGTCGATACCGTAACGGGCCTTGGCTCCTCGTTTGGGCTGAACTGAGGTGTTTATGCTGAACAATGAACCCTCATTTGCGTCTCTTCTCGTTAAGCAAAGCCCGGCAATGCACTGCGGCCACGGCTGGATCATGGGGAAGGATGGTAAGCGCTGGCATCCGTGTCATTCGCAGGATGCACTTCTGGCCGACCTGTCCACTATCCAACAGGGGAAACCATGGCTATTGAAGGTCCTGCTGCGACTGTTCCACTGAGTACCGGTCAGCGGCTGAATGGGCTGAACCATATAGCGGAGCTAAGAGCGAAAGTGTTTGGCCTGAATATTGAGCACGAGCTGGAACGGTTTATTAATGAGATGCGCGATCCACACGACATTAACCACAAACAGAATGAGAGGGCACTGGCCGCCATATTCTTCATGGCAAAAATTCCGGCAGAACGTCACAGCGTCAATATTAATGAGCTGACCACTGACGAAACGCGGGAGCTGATTAAAGCAATGAATCATTTTCGTGCAGTGGTGAGCTTATTTCCTAAACGGCTAACCATGCCGAATTAACCCAAAACAGAAATTAATGGCGTAAACCCGCCGGGCATTCTTTTGCCCAAATTCAGGAGAATTGATGATGCGAAATAGTGAAACCCGTACCACTAAAACCGGTCCAGATGATGCCGGTTTATTCCAGCTGTTTAACGAGACTCGTCTGGATGAGCGTAAAAGCTGTGCCTTTGCCGTTTCCATCCGTATAGAGGCACTGGCGATCCACATCCTGAAAGAGGGGATGAACGGAGTGGAGGCGGCAGAACTGCTGCGTAGTGAAGTTGCCCGTTATGAAGCTGAATCACGCGGAGACTGGCACTGATGGCTGATTCCATGGATCTCGTACAGCAGCGCGTCGAAGAAAACCTGCAGCGCCATATCCAGAACGCCCGCGCCAGAAAGCCTGGTACAGCTCGTGTTCTTTGCATCGACTGCGACGCGCCAATCCCAACGGCTCGCAGAGAAGCCATTCCGGGCGTGCAGTGTTGCGTGACTTGTCAGGAAATTGCTGAGCTGAAAGGGAAGCACTACACCCGAGGCGCGCTGTGACCTTCGGAGCCTGTCAGTGATGCCTGAATTAACAAAAGATAAAGGCGGCCCGACTGAGGCCGCCGGGGTTTTCCCATGGAATGCTCCAAAAAAAGCAGTAAACCCCTATCTGGACCCGGCGGAAGTTGCGCCGGTGTCTGCGCTTTCAAACCTGATCACTCTCTACGCTGCGGATAACGAGCAGGAGCAGCTGCGCCGTGAGGCGCTGAGTGATGAGGTCTGGGAACGCTATTTCTTCAATGACGCCCGTGACCCTGTCCAGCGCGAACTGGATCAGGACCGGCTCATCAGCCGCGCCAAAATGGCCCGTGAGCAGCAGCGCTTTAATCCCGATCTGGTCATTCTTGCAAACGTCAGCGCCGAACCCGTGCACGTCAGCAAACCACTTCTCGAAAGAATTAAATTCTTCCAGGGTCTGGGAAGGCCAAAGGCTTATTCCCGCTATCTGCGTGAGACCATCAGGCCATGTCTTGAGCGGCTGGATCGTGTGCGTGAAAGTCAGGTGTCTTCCTCTTTTCGGTTTATGGCGAGCCATGAAGGGCTGGAGGGGCTGCTTGTACTGCCTGAAATGAATCAGGAACAGGTCAAGCGTCTGTCCACCCTGGTTGCGGCATATATGAGCATGTGTCTCGATGCCGCCTGCAGCGATCTGTTTGTGACGGATGACGTGAAGCCTGAACAAATTCGCCAGTCATGGGAAAAAGTAGCGGCAGAGGCTATGCGTCTTGATGTCATTCCGCCTGCCTTTGAACAGCTGCGCCGCAAGAAACGCCGTCTTAAGCCCGTGCCCTATGACCTTATTCCGGGTTCGCTGGCACGTATGCTGTGTGCAGACTGGTGGTATCGCAAGCTGTGGCAGATGCGCTGCGAGTGGCGGGAGGAACAGCTGCGTGCCGTTTGCCTGGTCAACAAGAAAGCGTCCCCGTACGTCAGCTATGAAGCCGTGATCCACAAGCGCGAGCAGCGCCGCAAATCGCTGGAGTTTTTCCAGTCGCATGAGCTGGTCAATGCCGACGGCGACACGCTGGATATGGAAGACGTGGTGAACGCCAGCAGCAGCAATCCGGCGCACCGCCGCAATGAAATGATGGCCTGTGTGAAAGGACTGGAGCTGATCGCCGAAATGCGCGGCGACTGCGCCGTGTTTTATACCATCACCTGCCCGTCACGCTTCCACGCCACGCTCAACAACGGCAGACCTAATCCGAAGTGGACCAGCGAAACGGTCCGGCAGAGTAGTAATTATCTGGTCGATACATTCGCGGCATTCCGCAAGGCTCTGCACAAAGCCGGGCTGCGCTGGTATGGCGTTCGCGTTGCTGAACCGCATCACGACGGTACTGTGCACTGGCATCTGCTGTGCTTCATGCGCAAAAAAGACCGCCGCACGCTCACTGCGCTGCTGCGTAAATTTGCCATTCGCGAGGACCGTGATGAGCTGGGCAACAATACCGGCCCGCGCTTCAAGTCTGAACTCATCAACCCGCGCAAAGGCACGCCGACCAGCTACATCGCCAAATACATCAGTAAGAACATCGACGGGTGTGGACTGGCAAAAGAGATCAGCAAAGAAACCGGCAAATCACTGCGCGACAGTGCCGAGCACGTCAGTGCCTGGGCATCACTTCACCGCGTTCAACAGTTCCGTTTCTTCGGCATTCCTGGGCGTCAGGCATACCGCGAGCTGCGCCTACTGGCCGGGCAGGCCGCGAGAGCGCAGGGTGATAAAACAGCCGGTGCGCAAGTGCTGGAAAATGCGCGACTAGATGCCGTGCTGGCAGCTGCCGATGCGGGCTGCTTTGCCACCTACATTATGAAGCAGGGTGGCGTACTCGTTCCCCGCAAACATCACCTTATCCGTACCGCATACGAGCTTAACGACGAGCCGGGCACCTACGGCGATCACGGCATCCGTATCTATGGTATCTGGTCCCCGATAGTTGAGGGCCGGATCTGCACGCACGCGATGAAGTGGAAAATGGTTCGTAAGGCCGTTGACGTTCAGGAGGCGACAGCCGACCAGGGCGCTTGCGCCCCTTGGACTCGTGGCAATAACTGTCCCCCTATTGAAAAAATGTACCAGACAGGGGGCGAATCATCAGATAGAGAAGAGCCAGCAGCGCTGCCGGACTTCGAGAATATGAGTAAAAAGGAGCTGCGAGAGCTAACGGCAAGGCTGCAGCTGGTCAAACCGAAGCGCAGGAAAGGGTACAAACAGGAAATTACGGATCACCAGCGCCTACAGCTCGATGCGGAGCTGATGTCCAGGGGCTTCGATGCCAGTGATACGGAAGTTGATCTGCTTCTGCGTGGCGGCAGTCTGCCATCTGGAGCCGGGTTGCGGCTGTTCTACCGAAACCAGCGGCTACAGGAGGATGACAAATGGCGTCAGTGGTACTGAAAAAGTCAGGAAAGAGGTTATCTATTAATCAAAGGGTTAGCTGAGTAAAAAGTATTTCAGCTTTAAATACACATGATGTACTGTATATATAAACAGTAATAAGGGGAGGGAGTTGTGAACGATTTGTTCATGGAGTCACTTGCACTGCAGCGGATAGAACTTATGGCCCGGCTGGTTGCTAGCTCAGATTGTAGCGATGACGACAAGGAGGTTGCGATCTCGTGGCTGTCGGAGCTGACTAGCGATCTGGTTACCAGGCTAAATGAATATGGAGTAGGGCATGATGAGAGTACGCATTAGTGATTTCGCACCATGGGAAACTCCCTCCAATATGGCATCCTGCGGTTTGAAAAAGCAGTGCATGTCTAGGGTGCATGGATTCGCATGATCCAAAAAGGATCGCAACAGGTCGGGGCCGCCAGAACTGGCGCGCTTTCCGGCCCGTAGTGCACCTGCATGAAAACCGCTAAACAAAGCGGGCAGGCGTGGCGGGGATACGAGCGCGCGCAAGATAACAAATTAGTTGTTTTTATAACTCTTTTATTTATTATATAACCTATATGTTTTACGAATGTATATTATAAATTTTATATCATTAAGGAACGTCTTGTGGATAATGAAAGGATTAAGGAGCAATACGCTGTTTACAGCGGTGTTGCTGATATATTTCGTCGAGTAATGGTAGAACAAATTGAGACAATTTTACTAAAGAATAATTTAACTTTAGGCGTTCCTATTGAGAGCCGAGTTAAGGCCTTAAGCTCAATTATTAATAGAGACAAAAGAAAACCTTTGTCAATTGACTCAATTAATGAATTAGATGATTTTATTGGTATTAGATTGATACTTCTTTTTAGTAGAGACGTAGATCAAGTTTTATTGTGTTTAAAAGATAATTTTGTAATTCTTAAAGAAGAAAATAAATCAGATGAATTAGATGAAGATAAATTTGGTTATCAATCATATCATTATATAGTAAGACCTCCAGTTGAATGGCTTAAAGTGCCATCATTTTCTCATTTTGATGGTTTTAAAATAGAAGTCCAAGTTAGAACTCTTTCTCAGCACATTTGGGCTGCGAGCTCGCATAAGTTGCAATACAAGAAAGAACAGAATGTTCCGTTACCTTTAAGACGGGCTATTCATAGAGTTTCTGCTCTATTAGAGGTTGTGGATTTAGAATTTGAACGTGTACTAGCGGAAAGGGCTGGTTATGTTGATAAATTGAGTAATGAAGTTCAACTAAACAGAGATGCGACTTTGGATGTTGACTTGCTAAAAATGATTGCTAGTAACGAACTACCTGATAAAAACAAAAGTGATAAAGAGGATTTTGATGACTTACATTCCGAGTTGATTTTTAACAATATAACTACGGTAGGTTCACTTTTAGATAATCTTAAAAAGGGATTGAAGGAAGCAATTGCTGAAGATAAACGTGTTGCCGAGCGTTTATTAAGTGATGGGAAAGCGTTTGATGAAAGTAATGATAATGAAAAGGCTAGGGCAAAGCAAGGGGTGTATTTCTCGCGTGTCGGTCTTATAAGATTATCTATGAATAATGCACTAGGTGACTCTTATATTATAAATTCTTCGGGAGAAGAAGGGGATGAGTAGACGGTTTTTATGATGCGTAGATGCTCCGTAGTGGAGCATCTAAGGTTAATTAGCCCAATTTATAGTTTTCAAACTTAATTACATCGGTATTAAGCCAGGGATTTAACTCCATGATTCTTCTCTGTAGGGGGATCAATTCATTCCTGACAAAAACATTACTAGCTTTCTCCACATCCCCAAACCCCCCAACATTGCTCGGCATAATCCCCATCATTTGCGGTGGAACGCGGTGCGCGGCCATCATGTCGTCCCGGCTCACATTCTTGATGTTCAGAAATTCATCCTTAGCCGCGACCTCTGATAACGGGATGATCTGAATCCCGTCCTTTTTACCGTTGGGCGAGTACATAAACAGGTTGCGGAAATTGCCCGGCCCTTTGGCGCTTTTCATTGCCTGGCGGATATTGTTCACATCCTCCTGGTTCTGCGCGGCGTCGGTCATGTACATTATGAAACCCGCGTGGCTGCCGTTGATGTAATACTTCCGGCGGAACAGCGTGGCGGACTCATTCAGCAGGGCGGAAGGGATGGCGGACAGGTATTCCGGCAGTCCGTAAATCTCCTGGTTTAGGTCCGGCTCCATCAGGTGAAAGATACTGCCTCTGGTGAACTCATACGGCTGCGTGGTCATGCCATATTGCACAAACCAGTAGGTATCCAGATCCACACCGCGACGGGTGTATTTCGCCAGCGATGGCTCCAGCGACAGAATGCCGCCGAGCCGGTTGGTGCGCTTCTCCAGATAGGCGTTACCGAATACGAGATAGTCCTGCACAAAGCGGCTGAACGCCTGCTGACTCAGCAGCGGATGCGGGATAAAGGTGCTGGTCAGAATGTTGCGTTTAACGGCAATCGGTGAGCTGTGATGCACGGCGGCGCGATAGGTGCGCGCCAGCCCGTCAAAACTCACCGGCGGCTCATACCAGCGGTCCATCTGCACGCACTCCACATAATCCAGCAGCTCGCGGCGGTCCAGCACCGGGATCGGGTCGCCAAAGCTGAACGCTTCTGCAGTTGTTGCGCCGTTATGCTGAACGTTATGCGCGGCTGCAGCGCGGTTTTTCTTACTCTTGCCCATCAAAAAATCTCCACAATATTGCTGGTATTGGCGGATTCGCCCTGCAGCGGTTCGTTAAACAGTGCGTGCATCGTCGCCCACGCCAGATCGGCATGGCTGGCTTCTTCGCTGCGGCTGGCTTCATAGGTGGGGCGGTTGCCGCTGGCGGTGGTGGCCCGGCGGATAGCCATGAATGACTGCGCAATGTCGGTGTGCCCGGCGTCGAATTCCAGGCGGCGGTGGCTGATAATGTCGTACGCCTTGAGCACCAGGGCGTTTTTGACGTTGGGGTTGTAGACAAACTCACGCACGGCCGGGAAGAACGCCTTCACGTTCTCGTACACGCCGTGGCCGACGCCGGTGGAGTCGATGCCGATATAGGTCACGTTGTACTGCTGAGTCAGCATTTTGATGGCGTCGGCTTGGGCGCGGAAGTCCATCCCGCGCCACTGGTGACGCTCCAGAATGCGGAACTTACCGCCCGGCACCGTAGGCGGAGCCATGACCACGCAGCCCGCGCTGTCACCGTTTTGCGTACCCTTCGCCGGGTCATAGCCGATCCACACTTCGCGCCAGCCAAACGGGCGCAGCGCCAGCGCGTGAAAGTCGCTCCAGACTTCCCAGCTGTCCACCATGCAGGCCTGCAGCTCGCTGAGCGGAAACACGGACGCCAGATCGTCGATAAACTCGCACATCAACAGGTTCTGGTATTCGTCCGGGCTGTACTCCATGCGCAGCTGGTCAATGTCGAACAGGTTACAGCCGCCGCGCACCGCATCTTCCACGGTCACAATCTGGCGATACTGTCCGTCCGGGCAGAGCAGGCCGGGGGCCAGGCTGCCGTGGGTCAGGTCAATATCCACCTTGTCCGCTTTAGCGCGGCCCCGGTTGAACAATGCGCCGGACCAGAACGGATAGGCGCTGTGGGTCAGGCTCGACGGCGTGGAGAAATAGGTCTGTCGCCATTTTTTGTGAATGGCCATCCCGGAGGCCACTTTGCGCAGCTCCTGGAATTTCGGTATCCAGAAATATTCATCCAGATACAGATTGCCGTGATAACTCTGCGCTGTGCGGGCATTTGTGCCGAGAAAGTACAGGCACGCGCCGTTACTGAGCGTCATCGGGTCGCCTTTTAGCTCCACATCGACTTCTTTGGCAAAGTCGATGATGTACTGCTTAAAGACGTGTGCCTGCGCCTTGCTGGCGGAGAGGAAAATCTGGTTGCGCCCAGTGGTGATGGCGTCAATCAGAGCCTCACGGGCAAAGAAGAAGGTCGCCCCAATCTGGCGCGATTTGAGCAGGTTGCGGATGCGGTGCCGGTTGCCTGCCTCCCACCAGTGGCGCTGATAGGCAAACATAGAATCGTGGAAAACCTCCTGCAGCTTCTCGATCTGCTCGTCGGTAAACAGGTTCTTTTCCGGCGGTTTGCGCGGGCCTTTATTGCGGTTTGACACGTTGGGATTCAAATCTGCTTCGTTGCCGCCGTCGTTGAATTTGCCGATGCGGGCGTGGCGCTCGGACTGGCGCGCCAGCAGGTCAATTTCCTTGAAGTCTTTCCCTTCTTTCTGCTCCTTCATGATGAGCTGGCAGTAGCGCGCGGCGGTGGTGAGCTGCATCTGATCCAGCGGCCCGTACTCACCCCATTTGTCGCGCTTCTTCCAACTGTGAACGGTTGCAACTTTCTCGCCCAGCATTTCAGCAATGCGGGCTACGCGGTATCCCTGAAAGTACAGCAGCATGGCCTGCCGACGGGGATCGAGGTCTGCGGGGGTCAGTGTCATATCCATGGCACAAGCCTACGGCCTTGACTGACGGCTTTCTCCGGCTTCGTTTTGTATGGCGAAAGGCACAAGCGCCGCGCGTTGTCTCACTCCCCCCATCCCCGCAACCATAAGGCTCCAGACAGTTTTCTAACGGAGCACAGCTCATGACAGTGAAAGCAAAGCGTTTCCGCATTGGGGTGGAAGGTGCCACCACAGACGGGCGCGAAATCCAGCGCGAATGGCTGGAACAGATGGCGGCCAGCTACAACCCGACGGTCTACACCGCGCTCATTAACCTTGAGCACATCAAATCGTATTCCCCGGACAGCGCCTTTAACCGCTACGGCCAGGTGACGGCACTGGTTGCCGAAGAGATCAAGGACGGTCCTCTGGCAGGCAAAATGGCGCTGTACGCCGACGTGGAGCCGACCAGCTCCCTGGTTGAGCTGGTTAAAAAAGGGCAGAAGCTGTTCACCTCCATGGAGGTCAGCCCGAAATTTGCCGACACCGGTAAAGCCTATCTTGTCGGCCTGGCTGCCACCGACGATCCGGCAAGTCTCGGCACCGAAATGCTGGCATTCAGCGCCAGTGCCGCCCATAACCCGCTGGCGAACCGCAAACAGAAACCGGACAACCTGTTTTCTGCCGCTGAAGAAACGCTGATCGAACTGGAAGAAATCCAGGACGATAAGCCCTCCCTCTTTGCCCGCGTCACCGCCCTGTTTACCAAAAAAGAGCAGACCGACGACGCGCGATTCTCTGACGTGCATCAGGCCGTGGAGCTGGTCGCTACCGAGCAGCAGAACCTGAGCGAACGCACTGCCAAAACCCTTACCGAAAATGGCGAACGCCTGTCCGCGCTGGAATCCTCTTTACAGGAACAGCAGGCGGCCTTTGCTGAGCTGGAGCAAAAGCTCAACCGCGAAGACAGTCGCAGAGACTATCGCCAGCGCGCGCCGGGCGGTGACGCCCCGGCTGGCACCGTGACCAATTGCTGAGGAGCAAACCAACACATGAAACAGAAAACCCGCTTTGCCTTTAATGCCTACCTGCAGCAGCTGGCGCGCCTGAACGGTGTGGCCATGACCGAGCTTGCCAGCAAATTCACCGTGGAGCCGTCGGTATCCCAGACGCTGGAAGATGAAATCCAGCAGTCCGCCGCGTTTCTGACGCTGATTAACGTGATGGGAGTGGCTGAACAGTCCGGCCAGCTGCTGGGGCTGGGCGTTGGCAGCACCATTGCCGGAACCACCGATACCACCACCAAAGAGCGCGAGCCAACCGATCCGACGCTGATGGCGGACGTGGAATACAAATGCGAGCAGACCAACTTCGACACGGTGCTGACCTACGCGAAGCTGGATCTGTGGGCCAAGTTTCAGGACTTCCAGGTGCGTATCCGCAACGCCATCGTCAAGCGCCAGGCACTGGACCGCATCATGATCGGCTTTAACGGCGTGAAGCGAGCCAAAACCTCTAACCGTGGCGAGAACGTCCTGCTGCAGGACGTGAACAAGGGCTGGCTGCAGAAAATCCGCGAAGACGCGGCGGACAACGTGCTGGGCATTAAAACGGCAGACGACGGCACCGTGACCATCGAACCGGTGAAAGTCGGCAAGGGTGGTCTGTACGCTAACCTCGACGCGCTGGTGATGGATGCGGTCAACGAGCTTATCGATCCGATTTTCCAGGACGATGACGAGCTGGTTGTGGTCTGTGGCCGCGAGCTGTTGTCGGACAAGTATTTCCCGCTGGTCAACAAAGAGCAGGAGAACAGCGAGAAAATCGCCGCCGATCTGATCATCAGCCAGAAACGCATGGGTGGCCTGCAGGCCGTGCGCGCGCCGTACTTCCCGGCCAATGCTGTGCTGATCACTCGTCTGGATAACCTGTCCATCTACTGGCAGGAAGACACCCGCCGCCGCTCGGTTATCGACAACCCGAAACGTGACCGCATCGAAAACTTCGAATCGGTGAATGAGGCCTACGTGGTCGAAGACTATCGCTGCGCGGCCCTGGTGGAAAACATCGAAATCGGTGATTTCAGCATGCCCGCTGCACCGGACGTCGGGGAGTAACGCATGAGCCTGAGTCCCGCACGGCAGCACCGCCTGCGCATTCAGGCCGAGCAGGCCGCCCGGGAGGGCGGCAGTGTTCGCCATGCGTCGGGTTATGACCTGATGCTGCTCCAGCTGGCAGAGGACCGTCGCCGCCTCAAGGGCATTCAGTCCACGGTGAAAAAGGCGCAAATCAAGGTGGAGCTGCTGCCGCGATACACCGCCTGGGCGGATGGCGTGCTGGCAGCCGGAGGCGCGCAGCAGGATGACGTGCTGATGTACGTGATGCTGTGGCGTATTGATGCCGGGGATTATGCCGGTGCGCTGGAAATCGGGCGTCATGCCCTGCGCCATGGCTGGGTGATGCCGCTCGGCAATCGCAACGTGCAGACCGTGCTGGCCGAAGAAATGGCCGACGCGGCGCAAAGCGCAATGCTCGCCGCTGCACCTTTTGATGCCGATCCGCTGCTGCAAACGCTGGAGCTGACCACCGGGCAGGATATGCCGGACCAGTCACGGGCACGTCTGCACAAAGCCATCGGCGCGGTGCTGAGCGAGAACAATCCGGCATCGGCCCTGAATCACCTCACGCATGCGCTCCAGCTGGATTCCCGCTGCGGTGTGAAGAAAGACAAAGAGCGGCTGGAGCGCAGACTGCGCAACGACCGCTGACGGAACGTGCCCCGCGCACGGGCGGCACGGGATGGCGACAGGCTTTGCCTCATCAAAATCCCGTCCACCGCCCACTAATTCAGGAGAACACCGCATGAAGTTTGTTGCGCCCGAACCGGCACCGGAGCAGGCGGAGGTCATCAAAAACACTCCGTTCTGGCCGGATGTGGATCTGTCGGAGTTTCGCAGCGTGATGCGCACTGACGGCACGGTGACGCAGCCGCGTCTAAAGCAGGTGCTGCTGACCGCCATTTCCGAAGTGAACGCCGAGCTGTTCGACTTCCGCAACCGCCAGCGAATGCTGGGGTTTCAGGCACTGGCGGAGGTGCCGTCGGACGTGCTGGACGGCAAAAGCGAGCGCATCCAGCACTATCACAACGCCGTGTATTGCTGGGCGCGCGCCGTGCTCAATGAGCGCTATCAGGACTATGACGCCACGGCGTCAGGCGTGAAGCGAGGGGAAGAGCTGGCGGAGGCCAGCGGCGACCTGTGGCGGGATGCGCGCTGGGCCATCAGTCGGGTGCAGGACGCCCCGCACTGCACGGTGGAGCTTATCTGATGAAAGTGCGTGCGCACCAGTATGACACGGTGGACGCGCTGTGCTGGCGTCACTACGGGCGCACGCAGGGTGTCACGGAGCAGGTATTACGTGCCAATCCGGGGCTGGCTGAACACGGCCCCTTTTTACCGCACGGGCTGCAGGTGGAGCTGCCGGATCTCCCGGCATCAACCACCGCGCAGACCGTCCAGCTATGGGACTGAATCATGACGCTTGAGAGAGTCAGCGCCTTTATCACTTACTGCATCGCCGTGCTGCTGGCCTGGCTGGGCGACCTGTCGCTCAAGGATGCGTCAACGGTCGGCGGCGTGCTGATTGGCTTGCTGATGCTGGCGATCAACTGGTACTACAAACACCAGTCTTTCAAACTGCTGCGCGGCGGCAAAATCTCGCGGGGGGAATATGAATCCTTCAATCGTTAAGCGCTGCCTGGTTGGGGCGGTGCTGGCTATCGCCGCCACGCTGCCCGGCTTTCAGTCGCTGCATACCTCCGTGGACGGGCTGAAACTGATTGCCGATTATGAAGGCTGTCGCCTGCAGCCGTATCAGTGTAGCGCGGGTGTCTGGACCGACGGCATCGGCAACACGTCCGGCGTGACGCCCGGCAAAACCATCACCGAACGGCAGGCGGCGCAGGGGCTAATCAGCAACGTGCTGATTGTCGAACGGGCGCTGGAGAAGTGCGTCGTGCCGCCGGTGCCGCAAAAGGTCTATGACGCCGTGGTGTCATTTGCCTTCAACGTCGGCACCGGCAGCGCCTGCAGCTCCATGCTGGTGAAACTGCTCAATCAAAAGCGCTGGGCGGATGCCTGCCGCCAGCTTCCGCGCTGGGTGTACGTCAAAGGCGCGTTTAATCAAGGGCTGGATAACCGCCGCGCGCGGGAAATGGCCTGGTGCCTGAAAGGGGCAGGGGAATGACTCGCACTCTGGCGATTATGCTCGCTCTGGTTATTGCTGCGCTGGGCTGGCAGTCGTGGCGGCTGAACAATGCCCGCCACACTATCGAGACGCAAGGCGAACAGCTGGAGGTTAAAGCGCAGGACCTGGCGAAGAAAAACAGCCAACTGATCGGCCTTTCCATTCTGACCGAAACCAACAGCCGGGCGCAGATGCGGCTTTATGCGGCAGCGGAGCAAACCACCGCGCTGCTACGCAACCGGCAGCATCGGATTGAGGAACTGAAACGTGAGAACGAAGTTTTACGCCGCTGGGCTGACACTCCTTTGCCTGCTGACATTATCCGGCTGCGGGAACGTCCGGCCCTCGCCGGAGGTGCAGCTTACCGTCAATGGTTGTCCGAGAGTGACGCCGTGCAGCCTGAACCCGTCAGCGCCGCGCACTAACGGCGACCTGAACGCGATGCTGGATGAAACCGAGGCCGCCTGGGCGGTCTGTGCTGACAAAGTGGACACGATAGTGACGTGTCAGGAGCGAAACAGTGAACAAGCCGCAGTCCTTACGCCGCGCCCTTAATAAGGCGATACCCTATGTGCGCGATAACCCGGACAAGCTGCATCTGTTCGTGGATAACGGTTCCCTGGTGGCAACCGGCGCGCTGTCTATGTCGTGGGAATATCGTTACACCCTGAACGTGGTGATCGAGGATTTCAGCGGTGACCAGAATCTGCTGATGGCACCGGTGCTACTGTGGCTGAAAGCTAATCAGACAGATGCCATTAATAACCCCGTCCTGCGTGAAAAACTGTTCACCTTTGAGGTAGATATTCTGCGCAACGACGTGTGCGATATCAGCCTGAACCTGCACCTGACGGAGCGCGTGCTGATCAGCACCGATGGCGGGATCTCGACGGTTGAGGCGGAGCCTGAACCCGACGAACCAGAAGAAATGTGGACGGTGAAACGTGGATAATCTGCATAAAGTGGACGCCTGGCTGGCAGCACTGCTGGCGAATCTGGAGCCTGCCGCACGTCAGCGCATGATGCGGGAGCTGGCGCAAGAGTTGCGCCGGAATCAGCAAAACAATATTCGGCTGCAGCGCAACCCGGACGGAAGCGGATACGAGCCGCGTAAAGTCACGGCCAGAACGAAAAAGGGGCGCATTAAGCGGCAGATGTTTGCGAAGCTGCGCACGGCTAAATACCTGAAAACTGCAACCAGCGCGGATTCAGCCAGCGTGCAGTTTGCAGGGATGGTGCAGCGGATTGCGCGGGTGCATCATTACGGATTGCGGGAAAGAACCGCTGCCAGAGCCCCCGCAGTCCGTTACGCAGAACGCCAACTGCTTGGTATAAACAATGAACTGGAAATTTTTACTCAAGATACATTTTTGAGATGGATAAGAACATAATTGAGTACAAATTTTAGCTATCGCAATTAAAATTTAAAATTTAACGGGTGATTAACGCTTATCTCTCTTAGTCGTCCCTCTTTTATTGTGTAGTTTCCTCTTTTTGATATTAACTTCCCACCACATTTACATAGTTTATTATGAGTAATGGTTTTATTAACTATAATGAAGTCCCTTTTATCGAATAACGCGATGACTTCTTCCGTATTACCACATTGATTACATATCACTGTGAGATTAGGTAGGTCAGTGTATGGAATAAGATCGTAGCCGCAACGGTCAGTTGCGATGTAATGGCCTAGGAATGGGTAACCCCTACTTTCGGATACATCTCTGTATGTGTTAGTGATGCCTGCTATTAAATTCAATATCTCATCATATTCTCGAGCGTTTCTCATAGTTACCCAGCATTCTCTGTCTTCATAACTGTACTCTCGGCCTGCAACACAAATAGCTGTTAAATAAGGTTCATCTGCTAGGTAAATTTTCATGTACCTTTCGGCTTCGGACAACCCATTCTCTTTTAGATCAGTGTTCAGGGCAAAAATAACAGAGCGAGGTCTGCTGATTGGTTGATGGATTGTTTCATTCTCATCTTTTAAATGATCTTGAAGGTATGTGAAACTTGTGTTGACCAGTTTTGCGCTCGCATGAGCTGTTTTTAATTCTCGAGAATTTAACTTTGTTTTAACTTCAATGGTATATAACACAGATTCAATTGGGAATAGACCTACACTTTCATCGATTAGTATCGGCGGTAGTATTGCTTTGTTGTAAATGACAATGTCAATTTGAGGTGAAGGAGTATTACCGTAAGCATCAATTATCTGACCTGTGCCAATTCCAATATCAGCTGGTAAAAGTGGTCTAAAAAGTTTACTTAATAAAATCTCAAGAACAGCTCCTTTCACACCTTTATGTGTGATTTTGGCAGCAGCCCTTGCTTGGGCAATGGCTGCTGCAATTTTACCTCTTAATAATGCTTGATATTGATTTTTATCTTCCATAAGAGACCCTGTGAATCAAAAGAGTTTGAAAGTAATAATATTAGGAATTTGTACTAATAACCACACAAACTGCAAACGGCATATACAAAGACAATTAGTGGCAATCTACAGACATGAACGCACAACTCACAGAAATCATGCGCCTTATCACCAACCTGATCCGCACCGGCACCGTGACCGAAGTGGACCGGGAGAACTGGCTGTGCCGGGTAAAGGTGGGCGAACTTCAAACCAACTGGATTAACTGGCTGACGCTGCGCGCCGGTGGTGCCCGAACATGGTGGTGCCCGTCGCCGGATGAGCAGGTAGTGGTCCTGAGCATGGGCGGCAATCTCGAAACCGCGTTTGCGTTGCCTGCTATTTACTCCAGCCAGTTTGCACCGCCATCGGATTCAGTGGACGGCAGCGTGACGCAGTACCCCGACGGCGGCTGGTTTGAGTACGAACCCGCCACCGGGCGCTGGCACGTCCGGGGCATCAAATCCATGGTGATCGAGGCGGCCGACAATATCACCTTCAAAACCTTGGAGTTAGTTGTGGAGGCCGACACCACGCGCATCAACAGCGAGGTGGTGATCAACGGCGCTGTCACCCAGGGCGGAGGCCCGATGAGTTCCAACGGGATCGTGGTGGATGACCATGCCCATATCAAAGTCATGAAGGGCGGCGACACGTCGGGAGGACCTGTATGACGGTGTATCTCGGCATGAGTCAGAGCAACGGCAAAGCCATTACTGACACGGATCATCTGCGCCAGTCGGTGCGCGATATCCTGCAGACACCGCAGGGCAGCCGAATTGCCCGGCGTGAATATGGCTCCCTGTTGTCCGTGCTGATCGACCAGCCGCAGAACCCGGCGCTGCGCCTGCAGATCATGTCTGCGGTGTATATGGCCCTGAGTCGCTGGGAACCTCGCCTGACGCTGGAATCCATCACCATCCGCTCTAACTTTGACGGTTCCATGCTGGTTGACCTTACCGGACAGCGCAACAGCGGCGCGCCGGTTTCCCTTTCCGTATCAACAGGAGCAGACAATGGCGGTCATTGACCTTTCCCAGCTCCCCGCACCGCAGATAGTGGACGTGCCGGATTTTGAAACGCTACTGGCGGAGCGCAAAGCCGCCTTTGTGGCGCTCTATCCGGCTGACGAACAGGCTGCAGTCGCCCGCACGCTGGCCCTGGAGTCTGAACCCATCACAAAACAGCTGCAGGAAAGCACCTACCGCGAAGTCCTGCTGCGCCAACGCATCAACGAGGCCGCGCAGGCGGTCATGGTGGCGTATGCCCTCGGCGGTGATCTGGACCAACTTGCCGCCAACTACAACGTCAACCGCCTGACGGTAACGCCAGCTGACAACGACGCCGTGCCGCCGGTTGCCGCAGTGATGGAAAGCGATGACGCGCTGCGCCTGCGCGTGCCTGCGGCATTCGAAGGGCTGTCCGTTGCGGGGCCGACGGCGGCCTATGAGTTTCACGCAAGAAGTGCGGACGGGCGCGTAGCTGATGCCAGCGCAACCAGCCCGGCACCGGCTGAGGTCGTGCTGACCGTACTGAGCCGGGAGGGTGATGGAACGGCAGAGAATGACCTGCTGGCCGTGGTTGAAAAAGCGCTGAACAGTGAAAGCGTGCGCCCGGTGGCGGACCATCTGACGGTGCGCAGTGCCGAAATTATCGCGTACAGCGTGGATGCAACCCTCTTTCTCTATCCGGGACCGGAGGCTGAACCGGTGATGGCAGCGGCAAAAGCCAGCCTGCAGAAATACATCGCCAGCCAGACGCGACTCGGACGTGATATCCGCCGTAGTGCCCTATATGCCGCGCTGCATGTCGAAGGTGTACAGCGTGTGGAGCTGGCGTCTCCGTTGAATGATGTGGTGCTGGACAAAACGCAGGCCGCCTCCTGCACGCAGTCGAATGTGACCAACGGAGGCACAGATGAATAGCCTGCTGCCGCCTGGCTCATCGCCGCTTGAGCGTAGACTGGCGCAGAGCTGTAGCGGGATTTCCGGGCTGGAGGTGCCATTGCGCGATCTGTGGAACCCGGCAACCTGTCCGGTCAGTTTCCTGCCGTATCTGGCGTGGGCCTTTTCCGTTGACCGCTGGGACGAGAGCTGGACGGAGAGCGTGAAGCGCAGGGTGGTGCAGGATGCGTTCTATATCCATCAGCACAAAGGGACGACCAGCGCAGTGCGTCGGGTGGTGGAGCCGTTCGGTTTCCTGATCCGCATTATCGAATGGTGGCAGACCGGTGAACAGCCGGGCACGTTTCGCCTGGATATCGGCGTGCAGGACCATGGCATCACAGAAGAAACCTATCTGGAGCTGGAGCGCCTCATCAGCGACGCCAAACCCTGCAGCCGTCATCTGATCGGTATGTCCATCAATCTGCAGACCAGCGGGCCGTATTTCGTCGGCGCGGCCACCTACACCGGCGAAGAAATTACGATTTACCCGTACATCAATGAAACCATTATTTCCGGCGGCACCGCCTTTGAGGGCGGGGCGGTCCACGTTATCGACACAGTGAGAGTGAATCCATGAGCGCAAAATTCTACACCCTGCTGACGGAGATCGGCGCGGCGAAACTGGCTAGCGCCGCCGCGCTCGGCGTCCCGCTGAAAATTACCCAGATGGCGGTGGGCGACGGCGGCGGTGTACTCCCTACACCCAGCGCGCAGCAGACCAGACTAATTGCTGAGAAGCGCCGGGCCGATCTCAATATGCTGTACATCGACCCGCAGAACAGCAGCCAGATTATTGCCGAACAGGTGATCCCCGAAACCGAGGGCGGGTGGTGGATTCGTGAGGTCGGGCTGTTCGATGATACCGGCGCGCTGATTGCCGTCGGCAACTGCCCGGAAAGCTACAAGCCGCAGCTGGCTGAGGGGAGTGGGCGTACGCAGACCGTGCGCATGGTGCTGATCACCAGTAGCACCGACAACATCACCCTGAAAATTGACCCTGCCGTGGTGCTGGCAACGCGCAAATATGTCGACGACAAGGTGCTGGAGCTGAAGGTTTATGTGGATGACCAGATGGCGAAGCATCTTGCTGCCGCTGATCCGCATTCGCAGTACGCCCCGAAAGAAAGTCCGACCCTGACGGGCACACCCAAAACGCCGACGGCACCGGCGGGAACGAATACAACCCAGATTGCCAGCACGGCATTTGTGCAGGCGGTGGTGACGGTACTCAATAATGCGCTGGCACTGAAAGCGCCGCTGGCTAATCCTGCCCTGACGGGAACACCGACGGCACCCACTGCAGCACAGACCACCAACAACACGCAAATTGCTACAACGGCCTTTGTAAAGTCAGCGCTGGCAGCCCTGGTGGGTTCATCCCCTGCGGCGCTGGATACCCTGAACGAACTGGCGGCCGCGCTGGGTAACGATCCGAACTTTGCCACCACCATTACGAATGCGCTGGCAGGAAAGCAACCTCTGGACAATACACTATCCGCGTTATCTGGGAAAAATGTCGAGGCATTGCTGCAATATCTGGGGGTGAAGAGCGCAGCCCTTCGCGATGTGGGAACCGCCAGCGGACAGATCCCTGATATGAATGCGTTTAGTTCAGGAGGCAGCAGTAACGCTAAATTCACTAAACTGCCTGATGGAACTGTTATTCAGCGTGGAAGTGCATCAGTACCATATGGCGGGGCAACAATTACGCTTCCGACAGCTATGCCGTCGTCAAACTATGTTGTGCTGGGGATGGATTTGGACGGGACTGTGGGGAGTGGCGGAATGATTGCGGGTAATCCCCTGACCGCAACAACACTGCATCTACATGGCATTAACTGGAATGGGGGAACGACAAACGATAGCTCCCCTGGGGCGATGTGCTGGATGGCGATTTCATTATGAATAAATTCTATTTTTCTGCCGGGAACCCGGGCTTTTATGTTGATGGCGCGTCTGCTGTTCCTTTTGATGCGGTTGAAGTTTCAGAGGATATATATAGCGCATTCATTGGAGTGCCCTGGCCCGAAGGTAAACAATTAGGTGCTGATGTAAAGGGGTCACCTGCCTGGGTTGATATCCTGCCTCTAACGGAGCAGGAGCTCACGATCAAAGCCGATGCTTACAAACAGCGATTACTCTCAGCCGCAGATGACTTCATCTCCGACTGGAAACTGGAGTTGATGCTTGGAACCATCAGCGAAGCAGATAAAGTCACTTTAACCGAATGGATGGCCTACAAGAGAGCTGTTAAGGCCGTGGATACCAATGAGCCATTAGCGATTGTCTGGCCGAGTACACCATAAAGAGAGTGGTTCGCCAGAGTAGTATTCTTTTTAAGCAGATTTTAGAGGCTCAGGGTAACTTATCACTGTGACTTGTGCTTGTAGGCTGGGTTATTGAGTTGTGATAGCATCTCCCAAAAACTAATGAGAGTGAAAATGAATCAGCGTGTTTATTGGTTGGATGCCGCAAGAGCAATAGCTATTTTGCTGGTTGTTTTTACTCATTGTCATGAGCAAGCGCAGGTTACTGACCCTCTTTGGGGGGGCATATTCTATTCAATAGACCGGCTCGGGGTTCCTGTTTTCTTTATGCTTTCAGGCGGATTAATTCTTGATAGAATCAAAGATATTCCGATAATGGATTTTTACAAGCGAAGAATTGTTCAGTTTGTAATTCTTTTATGTGTTTATTCTATTCTAACAAATACAGTTAAACTCACTCTGGATTCCGGAGATATTCTTTCATCATTTAGTAAGTCCGTTATTAGCTACAATGCTATTTTTAACTCCACAGAGTTTAATGGTATTTATGGCTATGCAAGACAGCTCTGGTATATGTATGCGATTATTCAGTTGTATCTCATTGCTCCTTTTGTTTCAAAATTGCTTACGGCGCTGACGACGAGACAGATTGTTGGTTTTCTGGTTTTGTGTGCATTGTTTAACCAGGTTAAAATGACGGGGCAAACCTTCGGATTTGACTGGAATTTACTTCGTCGTTTAGGGACCGATTTTACGGGTTCCTTCCTGTTTTACTTCGTACTGGGTTACGTTCTAATTGCCAGGAACGGTCTTGATGCGATGAGTAAAAAATTACAGTGGCCATTGTCGGTTTTACTGATTGCATTGCCATCATTTCTTTTAGTAAAGGCAGATGTAAGCGCAGGGAAGTTGTCAGGGGAAATGCACTGGTATACTGCCTCATTATTTATTTTGATTTCAAGTATCGGCTTGATGATGATGCTTAAACTCTTGTTTTCAGTTCGACGCATCGCAATTTTTGAAATGTTGAGTTTATGCTCTTTCGGGGTTTTCCTTTCCCACTATGCCTTTATTTATATAGTAAAACATTTACAACAAATATATTCTATTGCAGGTAATCAGTTCGAAAACACAGCTATGTATTTTGTTTTTTCGATAGTTGCAAGTCTGATGTTCACGCTAGTGATGCTCAAAAGCAAAGTCACGCGTTACTTTGTCGCGTGATGTCCTAATGGTGAATTGTGCCAGAGCAGGCACAATTCACTGCATGTGCTTTTCCTTCCATTCTCTAAGAGCATAAGCAGACCACTTATTTTGGAGTGACTGCCTTATGGCTCAGGATTACCACCACGGGGTGCGCGTTGTTGAAATCAACGAGGGCACCCGACCCATTACCACGATCAGCACTGCTATCGTGGGCATGGTCTGCACCGGCGATGATGCCGATGCGGCAATGTTCCCTCTCAACAAACCGGTTCTGCTGACCGACGTCCTGACCGCCAGCGGTAAAGCGGGCGAGTCCGGCACGCTGGCCCGCTCGCTGGATGCAATTGCTGACCAGGCCAAACCCGTCACCGTCGTAGTGCGCGTGGCGCAGGGCGAAACCGAAGCGGAAACTACCTCCAACATTATCGGCGGCGTGACCGCAGACGGCAAAAAAACCGGTATGAAAGCGCTGCTGTCGGCGCAATCCCAGCTCGGCGTTAAGCCGCGCATCCTTGGCGTGCCGGGGCATGATACGCAGGCGGTTGCCACTGAGCTGCTGAGCGTGGCGCAGAGCCTGCGCGGGTTTGCCTATCTGTCCGCCTACGGCTGCAAAACGGTGGAAGACGCTATTGCCTATCGCGCCAATTTCAGCCAGCGAGAGGGGATGCTGATCTGGCCTGACTTCATCAACTTTGACACCGTGCTGAATGCCGACGCGACAGCCTACGCCTCCGCCCGTGCGCTTGGTCTGCGCGCCAAAATTGACGAGCAGACCGGCTGGCACAAAACCCTGTCCAACGTCGGCGTGAACGGCGTCACCGGGCTATCCGCCGATGTGTTCTGGGATCTGCAGGACCCGGCAACCGATGCGGGACTGCTGAACCAGAACGACGTCACGACGCTGATCCGCAAGGACGGCTTCCGCTTCTGGGGTTCCCGTTGCCTGAGCGACGATCCACTGTTTGCCTTTGAGAACTACACCCGCACGGCGCAGGTACTGGCGGACACCATCGCCGAGGCGCACATGTGGGCGGTGGATGGCGTGCTCAACCCGTCGCTGGCCCGCGACATTATCGAAGGCATCCGCGCCAAACTGCGCAGCCTGAAATCGCAGGGCTACATCATCGGCGCGGAGTGCTGGCTGGATGAGGCCGTGAACGATAAGGACTCCCTGAAAGCCGGGAAACTCACTATCGACTACGACTACACGCCAGTGCCGCCGCTGGAAAACCTGATGCTGCGCCAGCGCATTACCGATCAATACCTGCTGGACTTCTCCAGCCAGGTCAGCGCGTAAGGGGACACCATGGCTTTACCACGCAAGCTGAAACACCTGAACCTGTTTAACGAAGGGAACAACTGGCAGGGGATTGTCGAATCGCTGACCCTGCCGAAATTTACCCGCAAGTTTGAGAAGTATCGCGGCGGCGGAATGCCGGGCGCTGTGGACGTGGATATGGGGCTGGATGACGGCGCTATTGATACGGAGTTTTCCATCGGCGGCACCGAGCTGCTGCTGTTCAAACAGATGGGCAAAACCACGGTGGACGCCATCCAGCTGCGCTTTACCGGCTCCATCCAGCGTGACGACACCGGCGAAGTGCAGGCCGTCGAGCTGGTTGTGCGCGGACGCCATAAAGAGCTGGATTCCGGTGAGTGGAAGACCGGCGAAAGTAGCACCACTAAAGTCAGCAGCACCAACAGCTACGCGAAGCTAACCATTGACGGCGAAGTGCTCTATGAGGTCGATCTGGTCAACATGATTGAAATCGTGGACGGTGTGGATCTGATGGAAGCGCACCGTAACGCCCTCGGACTCTAATTAATTTAACGGCGCGGGCAGCCGCGCCTGTACCCCATTAACAGGAAAAGAACATGAGTGATAAACCAACCGAAAAGACCGTGCAGCTGGATACGCCAATCAAGCGCGGTAAAACAGAAATCACCGAAATTATTCTGCGTAAACCGCAGTCCGGCGCGCTGCGTGGCACCCGCCTGCAGGCGATTATGGATATGGACGTGGGCGCAATGATGACCGTCATCCCGCGTATCTCCACGCCGACCCTGACCGCGCAGGAAATGGCGGAGCTGGACCCCGCCGATCTCACCGCGCTGTCGGTTGAGGTGGTGACTTTTTTATTGAAGAAGTCGGTGCTTGCCGGTTTGCCGACAGCCTGACGGTTGATGATCTGGTGGCGGATATTGCCACCATCTTTCACTGGTCGCCGTCCGTCACCGACGTTATGCCGCTAACGGACGTGCTGGAGTGGCGACATAAAGCCATTCAGCGAAGCGGGGCCAGCGATGAGTGACAACAACCTGCGCCTGCAGGTGATTCTAAATGCGGTTGATAAGCTCACCCGCCCGTTCCGATCCGCGCAGGCCAGTTCGAAGGAGCTGGCAACAGCCGTCCAGCAAAGCCGCGCCCGTCTAAAAGAGTTAGATGCCCAGGCGGGCAGGATTGACGGTTTCCGCAAAGCCAGCGCGCAGCTGGCCGTCACCGGTAACAGCCTGAAAGCCGCCCGTGAAGAAGCGGCTAAACTTGCCACACAGTTTACTGCCACCAACCGCCCGACTGCGGCGCAGTCCCGACTGCTGGAGCAGGCAAAAAACCGCGTCACCGACCTGCAGAATAAATATAACGGGCTTCGCCAGTCGGTGCAGCGTCAGCGCCTTGCACTCAATGAGGCCGGGCTGGATACGAAGAAGCTCAGTAGTGCGCAGCGCGAACTCCGGCAGAATGCCGACGAAACCCGCCAGGCGCTGGACCGTCAAATGAAATCCCTGAAACGCCTTGGCGAACAGCAGGCCCGGATGAATGCGGTCCGCGATCAATATTCCCGCCGTCTGGAAGTGCGGGACAGGATTGCCGGAGCCGGGGCAACCACTACGGCCGCCGGGCTGGCGATGGGCGCGCCGGTGATGGCGGCGGTGAAAAGCTACGCCAGCATGGAAGACGCCATGAAGGGGGTGGCAAAGCAGGTCAACGGTCTGCGTGATGACAACGGCAACCGCACCGCCCGGTTCTATGAAATGCAGGATGCCATCAAAGCCGCCAGCGAACAGCTGCCGATGGAAAACGGCGCGGTGGACTATGCCGCACTGGTTGAAGGCGGGGCGCGCATGAACGTGACGAACCCGAATGATTCGTGGGCGGACCAGAAGCGCGACCTGCTGGCCTTTGCCAGCACGGCGGCCAAAGCATCTACGGCATTTGAACTGCCTGCTGATGAGTTGTCCGAGGGGCTGGGGAAAATCGCCAGTCTGTATAAGGTGCCGACCCGCAATATCGAACAGCTGGGCGATGCGCTGAACTACCTCGACGATAACGCCATGTCGAAAGGCGCAGACATTATCGACGTGCTGCAGCGTATGGGAGGCGTGGCCGACCGTCTTGACTATCGCAAGGCCGCCGCACTCGGCTCCACGTTTCTGTCATTAGGTGCTGCGCCGGAAATTGCCGCCAGCGCGTCAAACGCCATGGTGCGCGAGCTGTCGATTGCCACCATGCAGAGCAAGCGATTCTTTGCGGGCATGGACCTGCTGAAACTCAATCCGGCAGAGATTGAAAAGCAGATGACCACGGACGCCATCGGCACCATCCAGCGCGTGCTGGAGAAGGTCAACCGTCTGCCTCAGGATAAGCGCCTGTCCGCCATGACGATGCTGTTTGGCAAAGAGTTTGGCGATGATGCGGCGAAGCTTGCGAACAACCTGCCGGAGCTCCAGCGCCAGCTCAGACTCACGTCCGGCGGAGATGCGAACGGCTCGATGCAGAAAGAATCCGACATCAACAAGGACTCTCTTTCCGCGCAGTGGTTGCTGGTGAAAACGGGCGCTCAGAACGCGTTCAGTAGCCTGGGCGAAACGCTGCGCCAGCCGCTGCTGGATATCATGGACTCCGTGAAAGGTGTCACCGGTGCGCTGCGTCGCTGGGTGGAGCAAAACCCGCAGCTGGCAGGCACGCTGATGAAAGTGGCGGCAGCAACAGCAGCGATCACCGTTGTGCTCGGCACGTTAGCGGTAGCCGTGGCCGCCGTACTGGGACCGCTGGCGGTGATCCGCTTTGGCCTGTCGATGCTGGGCGTTAAAACTCTGCCCTCCGTGACGGCTGCCGTATCACGCACCGGCAGCGCACTCTCCTGGCTGGCGGGTGCCCCGCTTTCCCTGTTGCGTCGGCGAATGGCGTCATCCGGCGGCAGTGTCGGATTGCTGAGCGCGCCGCTAAATGCCCTGCGCCGTTCTGCCGGGCTGGCGGGTAATGCGCTGAAAGCGGTTGCTGGGGCACCGCTGGTGATGCTCCGCGCTTCAATGGCTGGCTTTCGTAATGTTATCGGTGCAGTGATGAACCCGCTGGCAGCGCTGCGTGGTGGAGTCTCCGCCGCCACTGGCGTGCTGCGCTTTCTGGTCTCCGGTCCGCTGGCCCTGCTGCGCGTGGCGCTGTATGGTATTTCCGGTTTGTTGGGCGCGCTGCTCAGTCCGGTAGGGCTGGTTGTGGCGGCCCTTGCAGGTGTGGCACTCGTTATCTGGAAACACTGGCAGCCCATCAGCGCCTTTTTGGGCGGCGTGGTGGAAGGATTCAAAGCCGCTGCCGCACCAATTAGTGCCGCCTTTGAACCGCTCCGTCCGGTGTTTCAGTGGATAGGTGACAAAGTGCAGGCGTTATGGGGATGGTTCACGGATTTGTTAGCGCCGGTGAAATCCACCGCCGAAGAGCTGAGCAGTGCGGCGGCGATGGGCCGCAGCTTTGGTGAGGCGCTGGCCGAAGGTCTGAACATGGTGATGCACCCGCTGGAGTCGCTGAAATCCGGCGTGTCGTGGTTGCTGGAAAAGCTAGGCATTGTTAGCAAGGAAGCGGCAAAAGCGAAATTACCTGAGCAGGTCACGCGACAACAGCCCGCTACGGTCAACAGTGACGGCAAGGTATTGCTGCCGCCAGGCGGTTTTCCCTCGATGGGGTTTGCGGGGATGTACGACAACGGCGGGGCGATCCCACGCGGCCAGTTTGGCATCGTGGGAGAGAACGGCCCGGAAATTGTCAACGGTCCGGCCAATGTGACCAGCAGGCGGCGCACTGCTGCGCTGGCGTCCGTGGTGGCCGGAGCGATGGGTGTAGCTGCAGCACCTGCAGAGGCGGTACCTCTGCACCCGTTCAGTCTTCCGGTCAGGGCATACCAGACGCAGACCGTGAAGGCAGACAGCCCGCCACCGGTAATCCGCTATGAGATTAATGCGCCGATTCATATCACCGCCCAGCCGGGGCAGAGCGCGCAGGATATCGCCCGTGAAGTGGCGCGGCAGCTCGATGAGCGCGAACGCCGGGCCAGGGCGAAGGCGCGCAGCAACTACAGCGATCAGGGGGGATACGATTCATGATGATGGTGCTGGGGTTATACGTTTTTATGCTGCGCACCGTGCCGTATCAGGAGCTGCAGTATCAGCGCAGCTGGCGACATGCGGCCAACAGTCGGGTTAACCGCCGCCCGTCCACGCAGTTTCTGGGACCGGATAACGACTCACTTACTCTGTCCGGTGTGCTGCTGCCGGAAATCACCGGCGGCAGGCTGTCCCTGCTGGCACTGGAGCAGATGGCGGAGCTGGGGAAAGCGTGGCCGCTGATTGAGGGCAGTGGGACTATCTACGGCATGTTTGTGATCGAGAGCCTAAGTCAGACCAAAACGGAGTTTTTCGAAAGCGGAATGCCGCGGCGGATTGAGTTCACGCTTACCCTGAAACGGGTGGATGAATCGCTGTCTGAGATGTTCGGCAGCCTGAGCGACCAGCTCAGCAACCTGCAGGACACGGCGACCTCTGCGATTGGCAAAGTGAAAAATATGGCGGGAGGGTTGCTGTCATGAATCTGAATTCCGATCTCATGAACCTGACCAGTAAAAGCCCGGCGTTCAGTATCACCATCGAAGGCAAAGATGTGACGACGGTGATGGACGCGCGCCTGATGAGCCTGACGCTGACCGACAACCGAGGGTTTGAGGCGGACCAGCTCGATCTGGAGCTGGACGACGCGGACGGAATGATTGTTCTGCCGCGTCGGGGGGCGGTGATTCACCTGGCGCTGGGCTGGAAAGGACAGCCGTTGTTCCCGAAAGGGGTGTTTACCGTGGATGAGATTGAGCATAGCGGCTCACCTGACCGGCTGACCATCCGCGCCCGCAGCGCTGACTTCCGCGAAACCCTGAACACCCGGCGTGAAAAGTCCTGGCATCAGACCACGGTGGGCGAGGTGGTGAAGGAAATTGCTTCCCGCCACAATCTGAAACTGGCGCTGGGTAAAGACCTGACGGAAAAAGCGCTGGACCATATGGACCAGACCAACGAAAGCGATGCGAGTTTCCTGATGAAGCTGGCGCGCCAGTACGGCGCGATTGCCTCCGTGAAGGACGGGAACCTGCTGTTTATTCGACAGGGGCAGGGTAGAACGGCCAGCGGCAAGCCGCTGCCGGTTATTACCATTACCCGGCAGGCAGGTGATGGTCACCGGTTCACCCTGGCAGATCGTGGGGCATACACCGGCGTCATCGCCAGCTGGCTGCATACTCGTGAACCGAAGAAGAAAGAAACCACTCAGGTGAAGCGACGCCGCAAGAAAACCGCCGCGCCCAAAGAGCCGGAGGCGAAGCAGGGTGATTATCTGGTGGGAACGGATGAAAACGTGCTGGTCCTGAATCGGACCTACGCCAACCGCAGTAATGCAGAGCGTGCAGCAAAGATGCAGTGGGAACGTCTGCAGCGCGGGGTAGCGTCTTTCTCCCTGCAGTTGGCAGAAGGCCGGGCCGATCTCTACACCGAAATGCCGGTGAAGGTGAGCGGCTTTAAGCAGCCTATTGATGATGCAGAATGGACCATCACCACGCTGACACATACCGTCAGCCCGGATAACGGGTTTACGACCAGTCTGGATCTCGAAGTGAAAATAGATGAGTTCGACATTGAATGATTAGTTCCAAAATGAGAACAATGATGTATCATTATTGCGAACTGGTTAAGAGTGAGGGCGGAACGAAATGATGAATTGTCCAATGTGTGGCCAGGCCGCGCATACACGCAGTAGCTTTCAGGTTTCCAGCGAAACCAAAGAACGATACAACCAGTGCACCAATATTGAGTGCGGACATACGTTCGTGACACATGAAACTTTTGTGCGATCCGTGTGCCGTCCGCAAAAAATCAGCGCTGCACCGCCTCATCCGAAGGGAATGCAGGAACAATTAGCTTACTGA